TCAGTCCCCTTCTGTTAGATGGGGTGCGGGTACCTAAATCCCTACGACTAAAAATTGTGGACAGCGGGCTGGGGTGTCGTGTTAAAAAACGCAGATTCAAACGGGGGTATAGCCCCCACTTTGTAAAGGAGGTGTGATCATTGGCAAAAGACGGTACGAACAGAGGCGGCGCTCGTGTTGGTGCAGGGGCAAAAAAGAAACCTCTGGCTGACAAAATAGCCGAAGGAAATCTCGGTGGCAGGAAACTGACGGTGATGGAGTTTTCCGATACGGCAGATCTTGAGGGACAAGAAATGCCTGAACCCAATAAGATGCTTGAAGCCATTCAAAAAGATGGTAAAGCTCTGGTGGCAGGCGAAATCTACAAAGCCACATGGCAGTGGCTGGATAAGCGTGGCTGCGCTGCTCTGGTTTCTCCACAGCTCCTCGAAAGGTATGCCATGAGTGTTGCCCGTTGGATTCAGTGTGAAGAAGCCATTACTGAATATGGTTTTCTTGCTAAACACCCTACCACTGGTAATGCCATTCAAAGTCCATATGTATCCATGGGCCAGAACTACATGAACCAGACAAATCGTCTGTGGTTTGAGATATTCCAGATCGTAAAAGAAAACTGTACTGGCGATTACAAAGGAGCAAATCCTCAGGATGATGTGATGGAAAGACTTCTTTCTGCTCGAAGGGGCAAATAATACAGATGGGAGATAATGATATGAGTAAAAACTACAGAACCGCAGAAAGTGTCTGCAAGGGACATCCTGATAAGCTTTCTGATTTAATCGCTGATAGCATATTGGATGCTTGCCTTCGCAGAGACAAAGCTTCACGTGTGGCCTGTGAGGTCATGGCTACTAAAGGTAAAATCATCGTAGCGGGCGAGATCACCTGCAGCGAAAAAATTAACATCCGCCTCATTGTAAAAAATGTACTTCGTGAGGTGGGTTATAATCCTTGGAGATTTACAGTATTTGTGTTTGTACATCATCAAAGTGTAGATATCGCTGCTGGTGTAGATACAGCACTCGAAGCAAGAAATGGAATAGTTGATCCATACGGTTCCATCGGTGCTGGTGATCAAGGCACTGTATATGGATATGCTACCAACGAAACCCGTGAACTGCTTCCTCTACCTTTACTTCTTTCGCATAGAATCGTAAAGCGTATTGATGAATGTCGCAAAGGAAAAATCATCAAGGGTATCATGCCCGATGGCAAAGCACAGGTTACTGTTGAGTATGATGGGGATAAACCTATCCGCGTTAAGACTGTAGTAGTTTCTGTTCAGCACCATAAGGACAAAACTCAAAAGAGATTAGAATCAGATATCTTAAATAATGTGCTCTGGCAGTGCTTCGAGGATTTCCCCTTAGATGATGAAACAGAAATACTCATCAATCCTTCAGGCAGATTTGTTGAAGGTGGTCCTGCTGCTGACACTGGGCTAACTGGCAGAAAGATCATGGTCGACACCTATGGTGGCCTGGCTTCTCATGGTGGTGGCGCACTCTGCGGAAAGGACCCAACTAAGGTTGATAGAAGCGGTGCCTATATGGCCAGGTACATTGCTAAGAATATTGTTTGGAGCGGGCTTGCTGATAAATGCGAGGTCGCTATTTCTTATGCCATCGGAAAAGCAAATCCAGTAGCAGTTAATGTGACATCCTTTGGCACAGGGAAAATCAGTGACGAAGATTTAAGTGAACTGGTAAAAGAGATTTTTAACTTACGTCCAGCTGCTATCATTGAAAAGCTGCGCCTTCGAAATGCAATCTACTCTGATACAGCAACCTACGGTCATTTTAACTCATCACTCTTCCCGTGGGAGAACGTGGATTTCAATCTAAACTTAAGAAAGGTGGCGGAGAAGTTTCTCCAAGAGGGTGATTCAATATGAATATACAAAGAATAAAGCTGTCAGATCTGAATCCGGCAGCATATAACCCTAGAAAAGAACTAAAGCCTGGAGATCCAGAGTTTGAAAAGCTAAAAGCCTCCATTGAGAATTTTGGATATGTGGAACTAATCGTCGTTAATGCAAATAATGATAACACTGTGATTTCAGGTCATCAGAGGCTTAGTGTGCTTCAGCATCTAGGTCAAAAGGAAGCAGAATGCGTTGTGGTAGATCTGAACACTGAACAGGAAAAAGCATTAAACGTTGCAATGAACAAAGTTTCTGGCGACTGGGATAAGGATAAACTGGCGCTACTTATTGCAGATCTGCAAGGTGCTGACTTTGATGTATCCCTTACAGGCTTTGATCCCTCTGAGCTGGATGATCTGTTTAAGGATTCCCTGAAAGAAGGCATTCACGATGATGAGTTTGATGTGGATGCAGAGCTTGAAAAACCCGCCATGACAAAACTGGGTGACGTCTGGAAGCTTGGTCCCCATAGACTGGTCTGTGGTGATTCCACCAAGGCAGAAACCTTCACGCTTCTCATGGATGGAAAGCTGGCAAACCTTGTGGTGACAGATCCCCCTTACAATGTAAACTATGAAGGCTCAGCCGGTAAAATCAAAAACGACAACATGGGTGATTCTGCTTTCTATGAATTCCTACTGGCTGCCTTTACCAATACGGAAGCGGTAATGACGCAGGACTCCTCTATCTATGTTTTCCACGCAGATACGGAAGGATTGAACTTTAGAAAAGCCTTCTCTGAAGCTGGCTTCTATCTCTCCGGCACCTGCATCTGGAAAAAGCAATCGTTGGTTCTTGGTCGGTCCCCTTATCAGTGGCAGCATGAACCGGTGCTCTTTGGATGGAAGAAGAAAGGTAAGCACAACTGGTATGCCGATCGAAAGCAAACTACCATCTGGGAATTTGAAAAACCTAAGAAGAATGGCTCTCATCCAACAATGAAGCCGGTGGCTCTTGTGGCTCATCCAATCCTTAATTCAAGTCTCAGTAACTGCATCGTCCTGGATCCATTTGGCGGCTCTGGCAGCACCCTCATTGCCTGTGACCAGACCCTGCGAATCTGTCACACCATTGAGCTTGATGAGAAGTTTTGTGATGTTATCGTTGAAAGATTTATTTCTGGAGCACAGACTTCAGATGATGTCTATCTCCTGCGTGATGGCAAAGAATACCGCTACAGTGACCTCCCTGAAAATAAATAACACAACTATCGAAAGATAGACTTGCTATTAACATCACTTAGAGTGATATATGTAGTAAGCCAAAAACAAGGAGGTCAATACCATGAAAATCAATTACAACGTAACCGGTAACGAACGTAAAAAACTGGTGAAGCTCATCAGCGAAATCACAGAGGTTCCTTCAAAATACCTGGGAGTTCCATCCTGTGCTTACCAGGTCGGACCTTACCACATCGGAAAAGACGGAGAGCTAACCTTTGACACCGAAGTGGGTCAGGATGATATCAAGACGCTGATGAAAAAGCTTTTTGATGCAGGGTTTGAAGCTGAGATGGATGAACCAGCTCAGGCTGAAACGGAACCTGAAGAAACTGGACTCATCATCCAAATTCCAAAAGACTCCCTCTCCGATGAAGACCTGGAGAAGCTAGCCAAACTGTTAGAAGCAAAAGGCAACCTTATTAGGAAAGCACTAGGTGTAGATGCCCTTCCCATTGAAGCCGATGATGAACGCATTAGCTTCCCTTGGTTTTCAAAGCTACCAGATCCCGATGAGATAAAAGCCTACTCCCAGTTCATTACAAAGCTATGTGAGATGGCGAAAACCCAAAAGAGAATTACTGTAAAAGAGAAAGAAGTCGACAATGAGAAATACGCATTTCGATGCTTCCTTCTCCGCCTTGGATTTATTGGAGAAGAATTCAAAACCCATAGAAAGATTCTCCTTCAAAACCTTTCAGGAAGCAGTGCTTTCAAAGGAGGTGCTCCCAATGAAACCGATCAGTAAAGAAAGACTGGGCCACCTACGTAAGCAGTACCCCGCAGGAGCCAGGGTTCTGCTCCTTTGGATGGATGATGTGCAAGCACCACCGACAGGCACAAAAGGCACCGTGTGGGGCGTGGATGACACAGGCTCCATCATGGTTCAGTGGGACAACGGCAGCAGCTTGAATGTGGTTTACGGTATCGATTCCTGCAAAGTAGTCGATGAAGAATCCAGGGAGGAGGCATAGCAATGAAGGCATTATTTGGTCGAAAGTTCTATAACATCAAGGAACTACGAGAGGCAACTGAAGAGGCAAAGGAAGATGGCGTCATTGGTTCTGATTACACTGTGATTCGAGAAGTTGAACTCAGCGATTTAGAATTCAAAAAGTTCACCAGTAATTTTCTAGAAGATCAGCCCTGGATCAAGAAGTCAGATGGCGGGACCAACGAAAAAGGTGAGCTTCGATGCATTAGGGTCATTAACAAAGACACCGGTGAAAAGATATTGTCTAATACGGAAGGTTATGAATTCTCGCGTTACACCGCGATTGAAGATTAAACTGAAAACCTGCTCTATTACTACAGAAATGACTTGCTATTATTCTCGTTTAGAGTGATATATGTAATACCAAAACAAAACCACACTA